ATACCAGAGTGAACACAATGGTCTGAAAGACCGCTGTAGTTGTCACTCCCAGTTCTAGATAGGTAGTGAATGTAAGACAGGCTAGGGCCACCGGGAACGCCATAAAGAAGCCGACGCCTACGTCTGCAAGCGCTTCTCTAGCCGCTGACTTATCTAGATTGCCCATCTTTCTTTTGTTTTGCTTCCAGCTGCTTCCTGATCTCGTAGCGCTTTAGCATGGCCTGCCTAGTTCTTCTGGCCGCTTTTCTACTCATCGATCAACCTCCTGCCCAGCTGTCCAGCCCCGAACCATATGATTACCGGGACCACCGCGATTGCAGCCGCAACGTAGCTGAGGCCCAGCGCCATATAGCCTAGGACCTTGCGGAAGGTAACGTCAGTCGTTATATCCTCCGCCATAGCTTGCGTAGCTTCCGCTATCCTCTTCATCTGGTTTGTCATAGTCGAGGTCGTATACTTTCTTTCCATTTGATCTCCTTGGCTCAATGCCACGTTCATGCAGTACCCGTGACGCTTCTTTGAAGTCCGGCATCCTAGGATTTGCAATGCCTAGATCCCTGAGAAGCTTGGTCATCTGTACTGCACTGGTTTGTTTGCTACTGAACCGCACATGTTCTAGCAGTAAATCTTCTACACTCGATTGTGTGCGGTAGATCTCGTTTGAGTCGTTCAACATCTCCCGTTCATCTGGAGACAAGAACCAATTCTTTTGTCCCGGTACATACATAGTCTCTTTGACTTCCGCCCAGAGCTGTTGCATGTCGATACCGTGATTGAAGTTGATTGCACGCACTGGAATTACCCAGAATCTTCGATTGCCCGACGTGTCCGTCAAGAATTCTCGTGCATTTACGCTGGCGTAGAATGCCGTGCGTCGTTGGTATCGTGAGAAGCCTCGGTCATACGGTAGACGCAATTCATCGCTTCTGGCCGTAACAAACGCCTTCAGCTGATCAATATCACTCTTCTTAAAGGTAGACTCTATCTCTCCCAGTTCCACGATCCAGTGGCTTACAGCGCGTTTAACGCTGTCTTTGTCAGACGGGTTTAGTGTGGCGCCCTCTAGGAGCCAACCGCTCTCGTAATTGGCAAGACGCTTAAACCACAGCGTCTTACCTAATCCTTGGGCGCCCTGAAACACTAGGATGCCTTCGAGTTCCACTCCATTCGGTTCGCACGCTGCCGCGCAGCAGCTTATCAGCCACTTCTTCATAAGCATCTCTTTGAGGGCCTCGTTCTCTGGTGATCCGATGGTATCCAGAAACTCTTGTATGCGACTGCGACCATCCCATGGCCGTGATTCCATCCATTCTTTTACCGGGTTGTATTCTTTGGCCAGCACCTTCAGATAATCCGCTACCTTGCTGTGCGGTATGCCCATGTTGATACAACGATTTTCAATCTCGATCAGCGAGGCATCTTCTTTGAGGTCATCGATAAAGGTCATGTTGGGTATGTCGATTTCCATGACCTTCTTGATCACGTTGTACACCACCCGGATACCTTGCACTGTGAGTACGCCCTGTATGTTCTCTTTAGTATTGAGGTATCTGCCGGTAGAGCTTTTGCTGAAGTCGTATTCAACCGGGATGTCTATGTTTTTCAACGTAGGCATCAGCTCACCTTCCAACGCCTTCGTTGCGTTCTTGTGGTCGTTGTAGTCGCCCTTAGTCTCAGGCATCCACACATCGGCTTGGCCGTTCTTGCCACGTATCAGCTGACACGCTTTGACGGCTTCCTTTTCACCCGTGTTGGATTCTGGATCATTGTCCGCAATGAATTTATGCATGCGGTCATTGAAATACTCGAACATCACCTCTGCGACAGGCGATAAGTTGTATGCGTCAAATGCAACGACGACGGGTTGACTGAAGTCAGCATAGTAGGATGCCGCCGTTGCATATCCTTCGGCGTAGTTAACTACGTCGCTGGATTTGAGGATCTCACTGCCTAGTATGAAAAAGCTGCCGCTTTTTTTAGAACCAGTAAGAAATTTCTTGCTGCCGTCTTCACTTATGTATTGGATTCCGACAATGGTCATCTGGGCGTCGTACATGGGTATCATGAGAGCGCCCTGCTCGTTTTGTTTCAGGCCGTAAGCTAAAACTTCCTTCTTCTCTAGATAAGGATGGCGCTCAACCGGGAGTCCTCGCTCCCATGCTGACTGCGCTCGCTTCGCTGCCTTATTGTAATTCTCAGCCTTCTTTACTTCGGCTTGTCTTTGTAACTCCTTAATCTCTTCTCTCTGTGCATCAGTCATTTTATAACTTTGCTGATGCTCTGGCTTAAACATAGCTACCGGCTCGGTAGCTGAGATCCTGTAGTCACCGATGCGACCAAAGGGTACGGCTTGATCAGTCCACAGCTGATACCAACCCACCAGCTTGCGTGCGTTGCCTACATTAATGTATGCTCTGCCAACACTGCCATCATCGACTAATCCTTTCTTTGGATCCGGTTCTAAACCATTCTGAGATAAGAAATTAAGAAACTCACTTCGCACATCCCCTGAGAAGGGCCTCTCGAAGTTTTTTTGGTTTGGTTTCTTAATCTTTAGTGACATCCCTACTTGCTCTATATATTCATTTGTGTACAATATCATACACATTTATAAACTTTAATCAATTACCGGAGGATCAAAAATGGGATTAACAGTATCAAGCGGAGGAGGCGACTACGAAAGTTTGCAACCGGGCCGTTACAAAGCAGCGTGTTACAAGATCGTAGACGCTGGCAGTCGGATGGAAAGCTTTAAGGGCGGACCAGAAAAGAAAAGGGCGCTCGTTTACATTTATTGGGAAGTGTCCCATATGCAAATGGGTGAGGATGGCGATGAGTTCTGGGATGAAATAAAAATGTCTGACGACAGACCTTTTAGCATTTCCAAAAAGTACACGGCTTCATTAAACGAGAATGCGACTCTGCATCTCGATCTTAAATCATGGCGCGGCAAGCCATTCACAGCAGATCAGCTCAAAGCTTTTGACATCGATAACTTGCTTGGCAAGACGTGTGAGTTAGAAGTGATTGGCTATCAAAAACAGGACGGCTCTGATGGCACAGCTGTCGAAGGTGTCTACAAACCAGATGGTGGTGTGAAGTCGATAGAAACTGAGAACGATCAGGTTGCGTTTGATCTAGACATCTACAGCAAAGAGTTTACTGGCGAGTCATGCAAAGAATCAAAAGCCATGTGCGACATCTTTGAAGAGATGCCGGGATGGATGAAAGAGATGATCGAAGAGTCTTTGGAATTGAAAGCTGCTAAAGAAAAGGGCGGATCAAAACCAGCACCAGCTGCTGAGTCGGGTGGTCTTGCAGATCTTGCGAAAGACGACGAACCCGAAGAAGAAGAAGACGTACCCTTCTAGATGATTTTGCGAATAGGGGCCGCACTCGCTGATGTGGTGTTTCCATCTCCGGGCCGGACATTGGGGGTGCGTGTCTCCTAGCAATGCTTATGGGTAAGAAAATAACAATCGAATTTGATGAAGATGATGCGGAGGAGATTCTGGACATCATCCGACAATTATTAGAGAGGACAGAAGAAAATGGCGAAGAGAGGCAGACCGAAGAAGATTGACCAAGTAGTCAATTCACCTAGTCACTACCTCAGTGGTGACATCGAATGTATTGATGCCATGGTGAGCGCGTTTGGTGAAGACCAAGTGCGGATCTATGCAAAGATCAATGCGTTCAAATATTTATGGCGTGCTGGCAAGAAGCAAGGCGCCACGGATACTGATCTGGCAAAAGCAAGCTGGTATACCAAGCGAGCTGCCGGTGAGGATCCAAGGGGGAGTCATGGAGTTTAAAGTAGGCGTTTACGAAAACGTACCGTATCCAGAGTATGCAGAGATTGAGGCGTTTAGATCTCATGATCTCACCTCTGTAATCAAGTGTCCCTACACTTGGAAGCACCAAGGACCAATGAAGGAAACACCGGCACTAATCGAAGGCCGGGTACAACACTGTGTGTTTCTGGAGCTGGATAAGTTCGATGAAGAGTTTGTGATAGAACCAAACGTGGACCGCAGGACCAAAGCTGGCAAAGAAGAATACGAAGACTTCAAGGCCGGGATAGGTGACCGTACACCGATTAAGCAAGACATGTACGACGTGTGCATGGACCGCAGAAAGGTAGTTGAAGAATATGTTCCACGTGGAACCGACAAGGTCGAGTTAACTGTTTGTTTTTATTGGCATAACCACCCATTCAAAGCACGGTTCGACTGGTATGACGGTAAGAATGTCTGGGATCTCAAAACTGCGCGTGACGCATCACCCAGAGGCTTCAAGAACGCCATCAACGGCTTCAATTACTACATGCAAGCTGCATTGTATTTAGAGGCTGCTAGGGCCTCAAATCTGCCAGCAGAGCAGTTTATGTTCTTGGCCCAAGAGAAGCTACATCCTTACCCTTTTGCGGTTTATACGCTGTCTGATGAAGCCATAGAGTATGGCAAGGCTAAGAATGAGCAAGCGCTCAAGACTCTACTGGAGTGCAAAGACAACGACGACTATAAGCCTTTCAATGTAACCGGCACACAAGTAGTGGAGCTGGGCGATCTCTGGTAACGATCAAGAAGCTATCTGGGCGGAGCAAAAGAAACTTTGCGCTGCCCGGTGGGTCTGGACAAGGCGTCGTGTTCGTACACCAAAACAAATGATTACTTGGGAACAGTGGTGGGAGAAGATGTTCCAAGATAATTACCGGGAATACACTGACAAACAGATGGCCAAAAAAAAGGAGGCCTAAGCCTCCTTCTGTTTATTTTTCCAATCCGAATAACTTCGATGTTCCTTTGAAGATCGCACTTTTTTAATGTATGCGTCCGTAGCTGGAACCCTAGCGCCGTTTGAAAGTAAAGCTATGTCATAAGGCTCACACTCTACGACATGTAACCACTCATCGTCATTGCCATGAAAGTTCTGGACTAGCTGTACAAAATCGCCTTCAAATATAATCATTTTTTATCTCCGGTTGTGAGGGGTTGTTATAGTCCGATTTGATCCATAAGGGCATCGCCAGCTTCTAGACCTTCACGCTCGATGAACACCTCAATCAAAGCTGCGCGGGTCATAGTCTTTTCAGTCGGTAGATGTCCGCCACCCAACATTTGCACGGCCAGCTTGATTGTCTCTGTGCTTTGCTTTCTTGCTTGTGCAATTAACTTTTCCATTTTTTTCTCCGGTTTCATTAAGTTACGCCACCTATTATAAGGATTTCCGTGTCCATGTCTACACTTTTATACAGATGTGTACAATTAATTATGGAGCATTCTGTATCAGTTCAATCGCCCTGTTTTTGTCGCATAACCAGAAAACCAGAAGATACCGATCACCCTCGCCAACCGGGAGGCCACGGTGATTGTGTGTGAATGATGGGAAGATAAGACCGTGTCCATTGGGCAATGGCTTGAGCTTGCCGTGATTATGAAACTCTGTGCCACCGCCTGTGTATTCGCCTGTATTTAACGGCACAACAACGCTTATGTCTGCGCTCTCATCATGGTGCCAGTTACCCTGATCTCGCTCTTTGATGTTGTAGTTGGCTATCTGAATGCTGGCAGGATCCGGGCAGCTGCGTTGCCAGATAGACATGATGATAGGGTCCAGTATGTTACGAACCACAAACCACATGTTTTGGTACAGCTCCGGGGAGCGATCTCTTAATACTATCTCTGGGATCTGTCGCAAGCTGTCTTCATCTTCGTTAGAATCAAAGCCAAACTCTTTCTTCATGTGATCTATTTCTTCACACATCATCTTGCACCAGCTGCGCCTGAATATGGGCATGGTGTACACGTCAGGGAAAGGATTGCTCAACATCTTATGTATTGGCGTCTTCTTCATCTTGCCAACACCCTGCTGTGCTGCATACTTAGTGATGATGGGGAGAGAGTCCTGAACCGCCTTATATGTGTTCTGGTTGATCATCCAATGCGATTGCATGGATAACATGTAATTCTTTAGCTGATACATAAGTTTGCATATTGTCGCAAATTTTTATAAAATGATCCACACTTATAACTTATTAAAGTAGTAATATGGATAACATACAACAAGAAGTAAACCCGAAGACTCGTAAGT